AAAGAAGGACGACAGCAAACTGCCTGACTTCCTGAAAAAGGAGGCCAAGAAGGCTGAAGAAGATCCTGAGACCGAAGAGGATCCCGAGGCTGAAGAGGATCCTGAGGTCGAAGAGCCCGAGGCTAAGGAAGGCGGGAAGAAGGCCAAGAAGGCTGAAGAAGATCCTGAGGAAGAGGGTGTCAAGAAGGAAGCCTGCAACTCTTGTGCAAAGACAAGTTGTGAGGGTTGCTCCAATAAGGAAGCCGCAACGGATGCTGAGGAAGAGGCCAGACTCGAAGCTCTCAAGTCGGCCGGGGCACTCGATGTGGATATGACCCCCAAGACTGCCGATGATATGGGTCTCGATGGAGACGAAAAGCCCGATCCCAAGTTGGCTGCACTCTTCGGGAAGTTTGGGGCCGATGAAGAGCCGGTTGAAGAGAAGAAGGAAGATGATGTGAAGAAAGAAGCCGCACAGAAGCCTCAGCCGAGGAAGCCGGGAGGCAGCATCAAGACCCTTGGTGCCATGCAGAAGTCCGCTGCTGTATCCAGTGACGTGAAGGAACTGGAGAAGCTGTGGGGGACCGCTCCCGACGTCTCCAAGGTGTTCGCCGGTAAGTAAGTCCCACCCCCCCTCCAGATCACGACACTCTCCTTGCACCCCACTTCTAGTTGCCCATAAGAAAACTCAATGTTTTCCCTATATCCTGATCTATAGATTGAAGGGTCAATGCAGATAAGTGTCTGTATCCCTTTGAAAATTATGGCAGTAAACGGGACTCGGGGATGTACCCCAAGTTTCGTGTAAATGAACCGCTTCTCTGGAAACAGAGAGCCAGAGGCTAAGGAGGTTTCCAATGCCTTTGCTTGGACAGGCGAGCGGTGGATGGGCTGAAAGCTCATCGGCTTTGAGGATCCTTTACGTTGGACACAAGAACAGCGTAGGCGTCCTCACAGCGGATTCTTTCACCCAGACCAACCCTCCAATTGTAGCTGTGGCAGCAACAATTTCCACGCAGGTGAATACCGCTGCGTTGGGAGTGCTGTCTGGCAGTGTGTGCTTTACTCGTCCCCGTGCTGCTGGTGGTGGTGGTAGCAACATGGTAGGTGGGCCGGACCCGCTTGGCGCTGCAACGGCCGACACTCATCCTTTGGGTTGTTTCATTAACAGCGCCAACGGCAATGCCTATGAGAACACTCCGGGCACTGCTTCTGGTGTTGGGCCGTATGTCTCTTCGATGGGGACTTATGGTAATGCACTGTACGAGACTCAGGTTCTTACGGGAGCCGGAGCTGGGAATGCCTTGACAGCTTATGCTGTGGGTCAGTACCTTTGGGCTTCTCATAACGGCTATCTGACCAATGCTGTCACAGGAGACTTCGCGGGTGGGGCCACGGGGCTCCAGGTGTATGAGGGTAACATCGGTTACACGGCCAACGTTGGTCCCGTTTGTACACTCATTGGCGTTCTCAAGATGCCTGCAGATGCAACGCAGGGCGAGATCGTCTATGACCAGTGGATTTAAGGGGGTGATACCATGAACGAAATGAACAATGCTGTGAAACAGCAGATCATCTCCGATTACGTGAAGACTGCAGCCGGTCGTGCAAAGCTTGCAGCGTCAATGACACAGCCGTTGCGGCTGCGTCGTGACTATACTAGTGTCGGTCGTAAGACCTTCCTGGTCGAGCAGCTGCCCGATGGCGCCTTGCCCATCTATGATAAAGATCCCGACGTTGCCGCGTACATCGTTGGCGAGGAAGGCGAGAATATCCTTTCTGTCACGAAGTCACGCAGGGTGATCTTCCCGCTGTTTGAGATTGCATCCAACCCGTCGATCCCCTTGACTCAGATCAAGGAACGCCGGTTCGATCTGATTGAACGTTCCCAGGACTTGGGACGTGCAATGATCCAGGCTGCGGAAGATGAGAGAGTCTTCGCAGTGCTCGATGCCATCGCAACCAACGGTTTCGATTCCATGGCAGCTGGCACCAACCCGGACGTGCCGGTCGTTGCTCCTGTGACTGGTGCAGTGCTTGCGGACGCCTTCTCCCTGGTCGAGCGTCACGATCTCAGGGTCGCTCGTGTGTTCATGAATGCTCGTGACTACTCCGATCTCCGGAAGTTCGGTCGGGACATTCTGGACATCGAGTCCCAGGCAGTTCTCCTCAAGACCGGACTCATGGCCTCTCTGTGGGGAGCCCAGATCATCGTGTCCAGGCTCGTCCCGGTGGGAACCATCTATGTGTGTGCGGAGCCGGAGATGTTCGGCCGTATCCCGGTTCGAACCGAAGTGACCGTGCTTTCTGCTGATGATCCGGCAGCTCGCACGATCGGATTCTCCATCTTCGAAAACATTGGACTCGGGGCGTTCAACCCGAGGGCACTCACCCGCTTGACGATCACCCGCTAACCCTCCACCATCTTCAGGTAACATTTAGTTTCTCTTAGGGTCAGTACACGAGCCCAGTTCTCTGCTATAGCCACATTGGGGTACATTGAGAGTTGCCCAGAGTGTGTCTTTTGGGGTATGGTTCATAAGAGGTGGTGGGGATGTCTGGATTGACGAAAGAAACTCTAGTTCGACTCTATTGTGACGAATTCTGGACTGACGCTGAGATTGGGAAGATGTTTAGGTGTTCTCAGCCCAAAGTGGGGCATCTGCGAGGAAAGTGGGGCATTCCCACTCTTGGCAAAACTGGGAGGTTACAATGTAGGCTTCCGGATCGACTGGCACCTACTCAGGAACAGTTGCTGATAGGTTCCTTATTAGGGGATGGTAGATTGTCTGCGTCTAGTACTGTGGCCGCACGTTTCAATGAGACACATTGTATGAAACAGGAAGGCTACCTTATGTGGAAGTACAAAATTCTGGAGCCTTTCTCTGAATCTATCGACTCGGGGTATGAGAAGAAGAGTGTAACAGGGGAGAAGCTTCAGGGGAAGCGTATGTCCACGCATTCATGTACTGTCCTGTACCCATTCTTTGACCTTTTCTACCCCGCCCCTTTGCGTCGGAAAGTATTCCCAGTTGACCTCCCCGATAGGATGACGCCTCTCGTTTTGGCTGTGTGGTACATGGATGACGGGGGGGTGACAGACCACGGGGAGCCTAGAATAGCCTTTGGTTTGGATGACGTGAGTCGATCTCGTTGCCTGTCTGCCCTAGAGAAGCTGGGGTTGCATCCGATTGTTTATGGCTCTGGTGGTAATCAGGCCATTCATTTTCCCAAGCAGGGCCTTGAATTCAGGCATCTGATTGAAGCACATGTGGTTCCAGAGATGGCCTACAAGCTTCCGTTCGATCTGCCGGGGCGTGCAGTTCGCCGCAATGCCCGACAGTTGACTGCTGGGGTAGCCAGGGATCTTCATGACAGGGGATTCAGCATTGATGCAATCAGCAAGATATTCTCGGTGGGGGCAAGTACGGTGAAACGAAGACTACAGGAGCCCATGTCTGCGCCTCTTACTCTTTGGGATATTCTTGGGGAGTGATCTGGTGAGATTATGAGAGCCATCCCATGTCCGATACCTATAGAAAGCCTCGAACATTTGGTCCACAGTGCAAAGCTGACGGATGTTGAAATTGCCTGCATGATTCCGGGTGGGACAGCAAAACGGGTTCGTTCATGGAGAACTCTGTATGGAGTCGGGACGCTACCCAGATGGGCGAGAAACAATGTTATTCCAATTGAGGGGCAGTTACGGTCGTTGCTAGTTGGTTCCATGTTGGGGGATGGGCGGCTTGTACGACAAGTGAATGCTACTTACTATTCAGAGCGCCATTGTGAGGCACAGAAGCCCTACCTAGAGTGGAAGGCGGCTATGTGGGGTCCATGGGCTGGTCCCATCAGGGACGTGCCGGATAAGCGGGGGTTCAGTCAGGTGGGGATGAATACGTGTGCCCATGAATCTCTGAATGAATGGCAAGGGATGTTCTATCCTGACCGGCATAAGGGATGGAAACGGCTGCTCCCTTGTATTGTAGACATGGTGGATGAGTTTGCTTTGACCGTGTGGTACATGGATGATGGTAATGTAGGTTGGTGGCCCAACATTACTTTTGGGGCTGATTTGACCAGCAGGGGAGTTGCACATGCAATTTTTGAGAAGTTCCAATTGAAACCTCGATGGCAATTGAGGGTCCGTAACACAGGTGCTTTCATCATGGAACGTGAAGATACAGCGGAACGGTTCATCAATCTAGTTAAACATCATGTTCCTGTGTGCATGGGCTATAAGCTTGGTCCCTTTGGGTTTCAGGGGCCACATTACCAAACTCGTCTGAAGATGGTCCCAGAAGTCATACGCCAAATGGCAACGGAAAATGTACCCATCCGAGTAATGGCCCAGAGGTTGGGGGTTGGCGCATCTACGCTCTCCAGGTGGTTGGTCAAACTGGGCATTGAACATGTTAGGGAGATCGGCAGGCCGCACCGTTGATCCTGGTAGCCCCGAGTATCTTTGCTATCAGATTAGAGTAGTTTTGAATAGTGGGGTTAGCCATGGAAGAAGGCTTTGATGATCCCTTTGAATCTAGACCCACCAAGTGTGGCCTTTGTACTTGGCGTTCTGAAGAGGGTCGATGTCTACATGGGACTGGCCCAAGATCAAGTGAGCGGGTCGACTATGAGATGTTGACCTGTCAATATGGGAAATGTACGTTCCTTTTCTCGGACGGGACGGAAGACCCCGATGTGAAGGAACGTAGGCTCAACAAGACGTGGGGTGCCTTGAAAGACGGCTTATTGAGGGAGATCAAGCGAAAGTCCAAGGTGCCTCCACCTAGAGGTGGTAAACCCACATTGAAAGTGGTGAAGTAGTGGGTCACGTTAGGCACTACTTGGGTATCAATGTGTTGGAGGCGGCTCAGCAACGTATCGCTTGGGTTTTCGATACCTTCAAGAAGATATGCGTGTCCTTTTCGGGTGGTAAGGACAGTTCAGTTATGCTCCATCTTGTCATGGGAGAGGCGATCCGTCGTGAGCGGAAGGTATGTGTCTTGTTCGTGGACCTTGAGGGACAGTACAAACTGACGATCAATTTCATTGAACAGTGCTATGCTATGTACGCCGATCATATAGAGCCTTATTGGGTTGCACTGCCTATCTTGCTTAGGAATGCGGTGTCTGTGTACGAGCCCCGATGGAAATGTTGGGATCCGAACAGACGGGACGACTGGATACGGGAGTCCCCCAAGATTGCTATCACCGATACGGGTACGCTTCCATTCTTCCAGGAGGGCATGGAGTTTGAGGAGTTTGCCCCAGCGTTTGGGAAGTGGTATGCAGGTGGGGAACCATGTGCTTGTTTAGTTGGCATCCGGACGTCTGAGTCACTGAATCGGTGGAGGACAATTTGGAGTCAGAGTAAGGAGACAAAAGACGGTCGGGGGTGGACAACCCGGGTAAGTGGGACGACTTGGAATTGCTATCCCATCTATGATTGGAAGACTGAGGATATTTGGGTCTACAATGGCAAAAGCGGAAAGCCTTATAACAAATTGTATGATCGGATGTCTCAGGCTGGTTTGAGTATTCATCAGCAACGTATCTGTCAGCCCTATGGGGATGACCAGAGGAAGGGATTGTGGTTGTTCCATATTATAGAGCCTGAGACATGGGGGAGGGTAGTGGCTAGGGTGAATGGGGCGAATCAGGGGGCTTTGTATGCCAAGGAGAGTGGCAATGCATTAGGGCGGATCAAGATCAACAAGCCGGACGGGCATACATGGCAGTCTTTTGCCAAGCTTCTGTTAGTGTCAATGCCAGCCCCCATGCAAGAACACTATAGGCGCAAGATACTGGTGTTCCTGCAGTGGTGGAAAGAACATGGGTATGCAGAGATTCCGGATGAGTTATCTGTGAAGTGGGAAAACGGGCGAGGGGGCGAACGGAGGCCAAGTTGGAGGAGGGTCTGTAAGACTTTGTTGCGGAATGATTACTGGTGCAAGGGGTTGTCTTTTTCGCAGAATAGCTCGGATAAAGAGGTACGGGAGCGGTATCGCAAACTAATGAAGAAACGGGAGGGGCTATGGAACCTGACCCTGTAGTCGCCGGAGTGGTGCAGAGGGTGGCAGAAGTGTTGAGTGGGTTGGTTGGGTTGACCGACGATCAGCGTATTCAGGTGATCAATGCTGTGAAGCGGGAACTACATGCTTTATCCCCTATGAAGAATGAGCCTACTGATTGTGTGGTTTGGGTAAAGGCATCCTGTGTTGTGGCCAACGACTACAATCCAAACAGAGTAGCACCCCCTGAAATGCGGCTATTGACTCGTAGTATCGAGGCTGACGGGTATACCCAGCCCATTGTGACCCATGAGGTTGGTGGGGTTTACGAGGTGGTGGATGGTTTTCATCGTTTCAAGGTGGGGACGGAAGTAGATGTGGTCCGGGAACGAATCCAAGGGTACCTTCCCGTCACGGTAATCAATCCCGAGAGGGATAGTAAAGCTAACTGCATTGCTGCCACGATAAGGCACAATAGGGCTCGTGGGAAGCATTTGGTTCAGGAGATGAGCAGCATTGTCCTTGAGTTGGCGAGACGGAATTGGAGTGATGCTAAGATAGGGCGAGAATTGGGTATGGAGCAGGATGAAGTGTTACGGTTAAAGCAGATCACTGGATTGGCCGATTTATTTGCGGATAAGGAATTTTCTGAGGCTTGGGACGAGGGGACATCTTCTGACACTAGTCCGTAAAACGTCGTCTTTCAGCTAGAGCAGCAGTAGCGTCTTCGACACTACCCCCGGCTTCCAGGATAGTCATGGCCTTGGCGCCTGCAGCCCCGATTCCGGTGTTGTCGCTCCAATGGGAGTTGTCCCGCTGTCTCTTGGCCTGAATGTAGAGTGCGGCTCGGGGGTTGGACGCTATGAGTGTCTTGAGCCTTTCGATCAGTGAAGTATCTTCTGGTCTCGGCGGGTTGACGCCGTCATTCTGTTCATTGGACATCATCTGATCGGACTCACGGCGATACCGATTGCTCTCCGCTTTGACCCTGGCGGCAAGCACTTCCATTTCGTGAACACCGGGAACCTTGGCTTCCAGAGCTGCTCTGGTTTCTTTGGCAGCGGCATCCATGCGTGCTGTTTCCGCCTTCCGCCATGCTGCTACGGCGGCCTGGAGTTCGGGGCGACTCTCAAGAGTGACAGAGATCACCCCACCTTTGACTGCTGGGGTCTTGAACTGGACCGCATCTGTCATCTTCCCTTTGAACATGACAGATGAGAGTTTTCCGTCATGTAGGGTCACTCCCCGAAGTGCTGGTACGGGGCAGTCATTTGAAAAGGTGTAATGGAGATCGCTCATTTGCAGCCCCTATCTGTCAACACCTATACTACCCATGAGTGGGGATTTATAACAAGGAAAATCGCTAGGCACCCTATAGGGTTCTGAGATTGTAGGACGATTGGGGGGGTTGAATCTGCTTCTGGATAAGTTGGAAAAGGTTGGAGGAGGCTACAGATGATGCAAATGGAAAGAAATCATTTGACAAAGGAGGCTAACGCTCCTAGACTTCCAATTGGAGGTCGGGGATGCGGAAGGTTCTCCACGGGAGTGTTTGGTTTCAGCCCGAAGAGGCAGATAAGGTGAAACATCTTATGCTCCTCCAATGCTCTGCCACTCGTTCCGCTTATCAGTTTCTCCAACGGACTAAGAATACCACCAATGATCTCAAAGTCCACGTCAAGCAGCACTATATGGCGGGATTGAACCAACGCTATGTCTCCGATGCTTGTACATTGGCTACCGGGATCAAACAACCCCATGCCATCTTCGGGGGGAAGAAATCTTGGCGGGATGTTGCCCATGGTAGAATCTCCAAACTGACATGGCAGACCAAACGTAACTCAATGCTTTACTCCTGTGGAGACCGAACAAAGAAGGGCAACTCCAATATCAGAATCATGAGAGACAAACTCCTAGTCAACGATCCATCTGGACGCGGATTGTGGATTGAAGGGCAACTTCATATTCCTGCCAAATTTAGGAAGGAGTTTGACTCCAGTTGTTATGACGTTCGGCTCAAACTCAAACCTGATGGGTCAATGCAGGTCACGGCTACCTGGGAAACCCCCACCCCAAGAATTGGTACCGGGAATCCCACTCGTGGAACCATTGGAATCGACACAAACCCTGATGGGTGCGGCCTGGTTGAAACCTCTCCTGATGGCAATCTACTCCACCATCAGTATGAGCGGGCCGAACGAATCCAGTTTGCGTCAGCCAACAAACGGGATCATGATGTCCGAGAGTTGGCTATCAGGGTCGTAGATCATGCTATTTCAACCGGTAAACCTCTGGTGGTCGAGCATTTGAGCTTCAAAAAGGGAAAGCCGCGGGGTTATAAGAAGTTCCGTCGAATGAGGCACAATTTCCTTCACAAGAAAATCTTGGATGCTGTTAGGTCTAGGGCTACCCGAGCCGGGGTTGAGGTCATTGAGGTTGAGCCCGCTTTCACTTCCATCCTCGGAAAGCTCAAGTATCAAGCGATGTACTCTTTGAACCGGCACACAGCAGCGGCCTTAGTAATTGCCAGGCGGGGTGCGGGTTTTAAGGAGCGTCAAGATTTTACGGACACGTTGAAGGGCAAAAGGGGAGAAGGTCCAACCCTGGAAGGACGAGGACATTCTCACACTCTGAGCCGGAAAGCGTGGTCGTGGCTTCAGGATTGTTTCTTGAAGCCGAAGCCAGTCTCCCTCACAGGGACTCCTTTGGTTCCGGGTTTGAAACTCGGCATAGAGGGAAGCGTAGGTGAGAATCCTGCGGACGAGTCGTGTCCTACAACTGGTCGGACACGCCGACAGAATCCAATTAAGGATCCATCGTTAACGGGGATGAAAGGCCCCTGAGAAGTTCTTCCAACTTCTCGAAACCAGGTTGACGATGGACACTAGGACAGCATATCAGAAGTTGTTGGCTCGTGTAGCGTCACGGTGGGATAAACAGAGCAAGGATCTACGGGCAGCAACCATCAGATTAGCATATGCCAACCCAAACCTTCGTCCAGCCTTGCTCCCACTATTGAAGACGGGGGGGCAGACTACAGTTGTCCCTATCAGGTCCTGTCCTGATGGTGTCCAGAAGGCTTTGAAGGCATTGAAATTTACACAGAGTACCATTTCTATATCAGGTGCAAACACTTACACAGTACAGGACTTCGGGGGTGATGGAGTCCAGGGAGTCTTTGCAACCTTTAGGATTGATGACGGAAGATTCGTGGATGGTCCTGACTATGGGTCGTTCGGGGGGCCGAATCCCTGGACGAAGGAGAATCGAGTAGATACAGATGACAATACGTACCCCATCAAGCCTGGGATTGCTGTCTTCAAGGGTTATCGTGGGGGTATGGCTGCTGGAACTCGGGGCACCTTGAAACTCCACCCAAATGATTATGAGGGCTTTGTGGCTATGCGGGGCCCTTCGTCTCAGACGCCTTTGAGTGTCCAGGAAAAGGCAGCCTTGGACACTATTGGTGGGATCATTAGTGGGTATAGGCGGGATGCGTTTGAGAGGGCACACCTTGGTATTTATGGGCCACAGAATCCTCACATCCGGTCCCTAGTGCAAAAGGATCTAGTGAAGATGACAGGGGCAGGAATCCGGCTGACTCCTGAGGGTATGGCAGTAAGAGCAGAGAATCGCTAGAATCCCTATAGGGGTTCGTTTTGTGATAGGTGTTTGACTACTTGATGGAGAAAGGACCATGGACGATCTGAGAAAGAAGCTCACTAAGCTTGCGTATGCCAATCCTGATCTACGGGAACATCTACTTCCTTTGTTGAAGGAAGGGTCCGTTTCCAAAACGGCTGGGGTAAGCTATGATCCCAAGCGGTTGGGTTTGGTGATTGATGCTTTCGTGGAGTATCTAGTTGGCGATCCGATGGCAGCAGTAGCCAAGTTTCGGATGCTGCGTCGGTCGGGCGTGCGGGTGCCCACGCCGTTGAGCGCAGGTAGTGGGTTGTATGAAGATTTGAAGTCTACGCTGTTCATGCGTATTCGTATGGCTCTCAGTAAGGCTGGTGCCTCTGAGGTCTCGGATGTTGGCGAAGATTTTGGACCCACACCCTTCTAGAGTATGCCCGATTCGTTCAGTAAGACAGCCATGTTGACGATGCTGGCGGGTTCGTTCTGTCCTGTTAGTTTCCAATAGAGAGCAAACGCTTCTCTGGGTTCTGTTGTGAAAAGGATGCATTGATGTCCTGACAGGACGATCCACCCCACAGGCGGAAAGAGTCTGCCCAGGACATCTTCTCTGGGCTCTCCGGAGGCTAGGGCGACCGAAGCTGTATCAAGGATGGTCTTCATTTGAGCACCCTCCCTACCACAAACTACTACTCCAGATAGACTCAAAAAAGTGCTATGGCCTTGAAACCTTGCATTCTTTTATAACCTCGTGGTACAGTAAGGCGGCAGTTCGGGGATTCATTGAATGTAAAACAGAAACCTACGGAGAAAGGCACAATGGCTGAGATCCTATTTACAAGAGGGCAGTTTCAGGTGTTTCGGGTGGTGACGGCGGCCGGACTTCATTTGGGGCAGATACCGCCGAATGGGAAGTCGTTAATGCAGGGAGATGAGATCGAGTTCGATGGACAGTTTGTCAGGATTGGAACCGAACAGTTCTCAATCCCCAACGTTAAGGGGGCTATCACTTCGGGTTGGTTGGTTCCGGCTGATTCGCCTATGACTACGTATGTCCCTAAGCCCGCTGGGGTGTCGATTAAAGCCGCTGTTTCCAGGGGTCAGGATCGTGGTGTGGCGTCTGTTATGGGTGTGGTAGCAAATGAGGAAACACAGGTAAGCTCCTTGAAGACCGCCAATCTGGGCCAGAGGGACGGGAAGATGGTGGATGAGAGGACAGCTCAGGGTGGGAAGCTGAAGATGCAGGTTGTGAATATGGACAACCAGGATGCTGTTCCGGTGGCTCGTGTTAAGAGTTCCACGGATACACATGTGTTGGTTAAGGATCGGCTCTCAGCTGAGCGGGAGATCAATGCACTTTCCAGCCCTGAGAGTCGGAGGGGTTCGGAAGGTGTGGAAGATGTCCGGCCCCGGGTTTCGAGTGTGGGGTGCATTGCATCTGACAATGATGCTGGGTTGTTCCCGGATGCCGCGGTAGCTGGGGGTATCGTAAAGCGGGGGATAGTGGCACCTGTTGCTCTAAGGGTACAGGCAGCTACTCCCGTAGTTCAGGAAGCCCTTACGACTCCTATAGTTCGTATCCCTGCAGGGGCTGCTTTCTGCCCCACATGTGGTAGGCCCCTGACTGAAGTGACTCATGGTGGTGCTGCTGCCGTTGTTGCTCCTGTTGTCCATGTGGAAGCATCTGAGACAAGTACACCCGCCCCTGTGGAAATTCCTGTTGAGGCTCCTATTGAAGCCCCCATCGCCTCTGAAGTCGCCCCCGAGCCTGTCAAGGTGGCTGTTGCACCGAGATCCAAGGTGTCCATGCTTACCGGTAAAGATGGCAAGTTCCCGTGGGACTTTGCTGTGCAGTGGAAGCAGCGGTATCGGTTGGCGATTGATAAGTACGGGTCAGATCCGGTAGCCCTCCAGTCCATCATGGACAATGAGATGGAAGCTGTACGGACGAGGATTCAGGCCGAGTTGGTGGGGAAGGCTCAGTAACTATTCCACGAACGATAGATTCCCGGAAGGGACCACGATGCAAGTGTAGGGATAAAGAGTGACGTCCAGATTGGATATGCTTGTGATCTCTACGATCCACATCCTGACTCCGGGATATGTGGAAGCAAGTCCCCGGATTCGGCCCAGCCCATATGTGCCATTGAAGTTGAATGCAACCGGGTGATTCTCGGGCAGGTCTTTGTCCCAATTGATCATAGTGGCTACTTCTCCTCAATGGTGAACGTCTCGGTTTCTCCGACTGCAATGAAATCTGCACAGTGGGGCCAGACGTGCTTTCGCATTGCCAGGCAGGCATGCGGGCCAACCGCCCCCAGACAGTCGATGCAGGGATGGGTTTCAGCAACTTTTCGGGCATAATCCCCATTAGGATTGCTGAAAACTCTGTAGCATCGATACTTCATGGTAGGTACCTCTCTAGCTAGTTGTTGTGCGGGTCCGGTTCGAATTCCATCCGTTTGAACATGTCAGCGAAGAAGGCTTCCGTCTTATCGACTGATTCCGGCTGGTGGCATTCCACGTCCACCATGCAGCCCCCGTTCATGTAGAACCGGACATGGGGGGCACACGTAACTGGAAGGTGTAGGATGGGGGCGTACACGTCAACGCTGATGAAGTACAGCTTGGTACTTTCCTGATCTCCGTACCCCCAGATGGTCTTCTGGAGGAAGTTGATGCAACCAGGTTTGGTTGACTGTGGGAACCCTCGATATCCTTCTGCCAAGTAATCTGCAACGGTCAGGTGCTTCATGGTTTCACTCTCCCCGTGTTGTCACGCATATACTACCCGGTTCATCAAATCCCTAACAGTATTTTTGTTTCCCTATAGGAAACAGTCTGATAGGTTGGGTTAGGGGGCCTAGATGTCCAGAGATGCTTCTCTTGATTTGGAATCTGCCTGGGGTCGCACCATTTGTGCAGCATCCAAAATTGAGTACAAGGTGTTCGACAAGCCGGGGATGTACCATCCTGTTGATATCTGGGCGGCAATGTTTACGGGAAGTTCCAAAATAATTGAGGGTTACCTACGGGATGACGAAATACAAGATGGAGTTGAGAACAAGAAAAGACTTGTCCAGGTAGCCAAACAGAACTACGAGAAGGCTAAGGCAGACTTAGACAAACGTGGCCCTGTGTATCAAGAGTGGCTCAAACGAGACAAGACAGATGATGGCATTCGGAAGCACTTGGAGCAGTGGGCTGCTGATAACGACAGGCTGGAAAGGGCAGACAGCATCAAGGATATCCTAGCCATCTATCCGAGTTATGGGCAATACTCTCCGGCTGAGTTCGGGGGTAAGTTCATGATCCTGAATCCTGATCCCTATAAGTCTTCCCGGGGAGCCCTCAACCAGAAGGCAATCCATCGGGTCTATGTGATCAAGGAGATCGAGCAGCGGTCCCCGTCTCTAGTGAGCACTCTACTCAACATGGGTGTCTCTCTAAGTGACAAGTCCGATTGGGGGCGGCAGGCAGATCAAACGGGAAAGGCACTAGCTTTTTTGCAGTCCCGTAGGAAAGCGATCCAGACTGGTATTCAGACTAGAGCAGAAGAGAGTCACAAACAAGCGATACAAGAAGTAGAGATTGCTTTGAGGGAAGTGACGGGCAAGTATCCCATGGCGGATGCAAGCAAGTTTCCAGGTATCATTTGGTTTGTAGGGGAAGGGGTCTGAAAAATGTCTGTGAAAGTCTCCAGTAGTCAAGCAGCCTATGCTCTCCTCTCAGAAGGGGTATCGTCTGCCCGTGTGGAAGCCCACAGACTACGCCATATGATCAATAGGGCCCTGAAAGTAATCGAAGAGTCCAAGGCAAAGGACCACCTCTATCAGATGGCGGGTGACCTGATCCTTGGGGTTCCAAATCGGATGGATGCTTTAGAGACTGTCCTGGACAAGACTTCCTATGCACTCACCATCATGGGCAAGGATTTCCTTGAAGCACGTCTCCCTATAGATGACAAGCAAGAGGTAGATGATGCAGTAAAGTATGGGCAATCCCCTCTCCCGGGGGGTGGGGGGCACCGGGGCAGCGTATCCAGGATTGCAGCTGAGTGGTTGGAGAAGTCCAAAAAGTGAAATCTGCCTACAGACCACCTGCGAGCGAATTGCCTGGAGTGAAGACTTGGGTATCCCCCAAGAAGGATAAGGGGATCAATGAGGATACCAACTCCACAGTAGAGAACGACTACATCATTCGTCCAAGTGTCCCTGAGCGTAAGCAACAGGCGCTTCCAATTACCCCTGAGTTCAAGAAAGAACGAGAAAAGCACCAACCTTATCCAGATCAACCATCTGGACGTCCATCCTATAATGGACCGGGCCCATCGGGTACTGGACCGGATGAGAAGTCAGTCCATAAGGACAAAGCACGCACACAGAGTAAGCCTGGGGAGGAGTATGGGCATCCTTGGAAGGACGATGGGTACGGAGTTCATAGGCGTGTCGAAGTGACGGCATCCGCTGTGGTAGATCGATATGCGGGCCTTTACAACATGTTTCCAAGTGGCCCGGACAGGCAGCATAGGCAGTATGGACTCTCCAAGTCATATTCGGCTCGATACTACAGGAAGAACAAGGGCATCCTGAACAATAAGGCCAAGAAACGGTATCGCAGAGTCAAAACCAAGAGCAATTTCCATCGGGACGTTCGTCTCAGAAGAGAGTACCCAGTTCGATTCAAGAGATTACCATCTGGAAGTTATGGTAGGCCCGAAGATCGTAGTAAAGATTGGCGTGAAGAGACCAAATCCAAAGTAGCAGCTCTCGCCAACCCCATCTACTTCACAGTTGGGGAAGATGAAGACGGCACGGGGATCATCTATGATGTAACTTTGGATGGGGTAGCTTTCGAGTACGATGGCGGCCTATTCGAGACAGACTTGGAAAGTTTCTTAGCACAGGATGTCCTCTTTGAGGATGTGAGTGAAGCGGATAGGTTCTTGGGGATGCTCGAAGCCACCTATGGTGGGGAAGACGTTTCAAGTCCAAAGGTAGCCGAGAAGATCAACCCCTACATGGAACGGAAAAGACCGTCTGACAGGTTGCAGTCCGGTGAAAGTCAGGAGTCAGGAACCCCTAAAGGGGAAGACGAGAATGCACAGAGTTACAGTGGGCTTTCCACTTGGGTAGTTCCTATGACTCATGCCCCGGGATTCACGGAACATAGGGATCAACAGTCGCCCGCTGAGATACCTGACTACGGGCAGGTGGACAGCAACCCCGGGTCTACTCGGGTTATCCCATCTGGGCATGACTTTGTGAACAAGGAAGCTGCCAAGATTTCGGACATCTTGGAGTCAACGGGAAGGAAGATACATAGGCGTGTGCCTAGCATTAGGGTTCAACAGACTCGAACTATGCCTGGACAGGATATGTGGCACTTCACAGTACAGGATCCTAAGAGTGACCAGTCACATAGGGTGCGGCTGAAGGCTCTGCGGGAAGGCAATGTCCGGGATCTCTCTAAGTGTGATGTCCAAGTCGAGTGTGACTGTGAGTTCTTTCGGTGGTATGGCCCAGAGTATTGGGCAGATCAGGAAGGGTACCTTTATGGTCGAATGAGTGGGGATGGCTCATTCCCGGAGATACGAGACCCAAAGGGGTTGAATCG